ACCATAACGCAGTTTCGTTATCCACAATGAACTCCACATATGTCGTCACAATCCCATCAACCATTGACGATCTCACGCCCACATAACGGTTTGTGTCCATTGACATTTCCACGGCAAGGACACCGCCGACCGGCATAGGTCCGTCTATCTTGCAGGACCCCCAAACGCCTTCGTCTAGCCAACTGCCTCGACTACTAATAAACATATTGAGGTGAGCGCGCAGGAAACTGTCTTTCTTTGACACCGCTTGGAGCGCCTCAATCGTAATCGTTTTACCCAACGCAGGGTTTGCGTAAACCCAGTTTTCAGGGTTCCGCCAGTCCCGATCGCCAATAGACCATTCAGCAAAATAGAGCCGTGACGACTCCTGCTTCTCTATTTCGTTAATAGCCGTTTCTCGCATATGGATCATGGCCGTACTTGACTCATCCCCAGCCGTACTCCAGCAACTCAAAAGAGGAGACTTACGAGCAATCTGAGAAGGACGCAAAGCCTCCGACAAACACTTTTCCGAGACGTTGAAAAGTTCGTCGACCACGATCAAGTCATACGACCCACCATGCAAATTAGGAGAAGCTGCACGAACTTCCCACATAGACCCGTCAGGCATAGTCACCGACTTACGACCAAACGTTCTCATCGCCTTAGCCCCAAAAAGATCAACCAGCAACGGAGCCAAACTATTAAAGATCGCTTCAGCACGATCCAAACGGTTAGCGACCGACAAGATGTTTTGAGGCTGGCCGCGCAACCTGGCAAAGTCAGTTAGCCACCAACCGATCATCGCACCAAGCCCAACCGACTTACCGTTCTGACGCGCTGTACTGCATAAAGATTCACGGAACTGCAGGTCACCATTCTCATCGTGCGACAACTGACCAGACAAAGCCAACAATTGCCACTCAAAAAGACAAATGTTTTGGTACGTCTCCGCCCACTTAGCAACCAAAGGACCGTACGACAGATTCGACAAGCCGGCAGTTTCCAATCTTGGAATATAGGCGCTGAGCAGGTCTTTTGTCGGCTGATTCTCGCCAGTTTCCGCCAGTTCATTGTAAGGAGAGATAACAAGAGGCGGTTCGGGGGCTTCCGTAAGTTGAATTAAAAAGTCTTTTGGCTGGTTTTTGACAATTCTTTTCTTGATTTCGCCGTAACGCTGACCTTTCCTGCTGTTGCATGGCTTGCAGATCGGTGCAAGATTATGCATTTCGTGTGTGCCACCTCTGTCGTATTCGAGGAGGTGGTCTGCTTCGGTTGCAGGCTTGCCGCACATGTAGCATTGGGGGTTGTCGCGTAGTAGTTCGGCTCTGTTGTCTCGGTATTCTTTTGAGTTCCAATGGCCGTGGTTCTTTGGTTTGTCTGTCATCGGGTTTCCTTTAGGTCAAGGTCAAGGGATCTAACGCCCAAGCGGAAGGGCACCGCTCGGTTGTTACCTTAGTGATTGGTCAGAGTGTGGTGGTTTGTGTCCCCCACAATTTGGGCTAGTAGCCGAGGGTGCCGGTCTATTTGTTTTCGGTGGACAACCTTCGCCTTTATACGTTAGGGAACGCTGATCGACTACATGACATAGTCGTCTACCCACGCTTGCCGTGTGTCACCTGTTCAGATTCAGAGCCTGAATGGTCTAATGCTCATCTCTGTATGAGCTGCTGGATTAGGTTAGGGGGTGTCGGGTCAGTGTTCACTCCTGACCCGACGAGCAGATATTAGACGCGGGCTAGGTGTCAGATGTTGGAGCGTCCGTTGATCGGGGTACTGACTCAATGGTTGTCCATTCGCCGTTAATGAAATATTGGGCGTACATGATGTCTTTCCATGTCAAGAACATTCCGTTGATGGTCAAGTATTCCATGTCGCAATCTTGGAATCGGACGGCGAATACCGGGTGGATTCGGTATGCGTCAGAGTCCCTTAATACGATTTTGAGGGGGTGTAGGGGCTCGCGCCAATCATTGTTTGTCATACCTTCTCCCAGTTCGGATCTTCAAAACCACTGCAACGATCAAAGTATCTTCCATCACCTTCATAGCCAATGGGTGATTCTTCTTCTCTTGATGCCCATATTGTGTAACGGGCTTGAAACTCTGTTCGGCAACACATAGGCCCAAGCAAAGTCTCAGAACTTTCACCATCTTTTTTAATTATGAGATAGGTGATTCCTTCAAGTCTTTCTATGTTTTGTTTTCCTTCTTCATCAAGCGGTGTGACTAGGACGTGCCACAGACCGTGATGTCTAGTGAATCGGCAGTTTACTTTCATCGGGTTTCCTTGCTAGTCGGGTTGATATTTTCTCTAAGTCTTTGGGCCGCCAGACGTGGACCTCTTGTCCTGCGTCCTCCAGTGCGTTGATCCATTCCCATTGCGTATTGCTGACGACGCCTTTGGTGGTTTTTAATTCGACAAAGATGGTGCCTCGTGCCGGATGAACCATGACTAGGTCCGGAAAGCCTTGGTCGCCTGTGTTGGGTGTGATCCATCGGCCTGCGCGTATTTGTGCAGGTTGGGTGTGCATTACTTTCCAGCGATGCAACTTAGCCAAGGTAATGACTGCCTTTTGAAACTCTGCTTCGGACGGGTCAGCCACCGTTTATCAGCCTGTCTATAATCTCGGACGCTTCACGTTTTGTGGATGGTGCTTGACCTTGGTAATCCTTGGCTCGAAGCATCCCTAACTGTTTAGCGGTCGGCGGTTCACCCGATGACCCGATTGTTTGGGTGCGTTGTTGTGCAGCTTGTGGCGCGTTAGGTGTTGTTTGTGGTTCTTGTCCTTGGCGGTACACCTTGACCATTTCCTCAAGACTGGCACGCTTACGGCTTCCCTGATACTGGTAATTCGCTAGGGCCCGACCGATCGCACTGGTTTCACAGTTTTCTAACGCGCTGGTTTTGTTGACCATTGACGAGCCTCGGATCTCCTCGGCAAACCCTGTAGTGGTCGGGTGGTGGTCCTCATATGTGGCAAACAGGCTCGCTTTTATGACGATGCGTGTTCCGTCGTCCACAATAATTTCAGTGATGATTCGACCGCGGGCGCAGTCTTTCCAGAACAGTGGTAAGCGTTCTGCTACTTCCGCGTAATCGGCTGGATTAAAACTCATGTTTCCATGTCCTTTAAGTGTCGGGCCTGTGCAGGCGTCTGGTTTTTAAGATTGTTGACCACTCGAATCATGGACACGCAACGAGCAGTTTCCTCAACTGTCATTCCTTGAAAACCGAACTCCTCAGCGCATTTGAGACAGATGCCGCGCAACTCTGTCCGCATCCGCATATCAGCCGAATTAAAACCTGCCGCGCAAATGTTGCAGTTCATCGGAAACCGCCAAGTCTCATCGCCACTATGACATCTTGAGTTGACCGGGTGAGGTTGGACAGATAGATGCCGTTCTCCTCGGCAACATAAGCCAACTCAAAGAGCGCCTTCCTGAGCATCGCGACATCGTCCCCAAGGCGTTCAATTTGCCATTGTGACGCCTTCATAGCGATCTCTGCTTTAGCGATAGCAGCAATCATTTCGTGGGTTGTCATGTCGGGTCCTTTACTTGTCGGTACTTTCCGTCACTATAGACCAAGGCTGTGGCTTGAAAGTTCTTTGACCTAATCTTGCGACGGTCGTTCTCTGTAGTGCCAGCCCAAATACCGCGTTCGTCTGGGTGCGAAAGTGCATAAGCCAAACACTCAACGTTGACAGGGCAGGCGTCGCAGAAAGGCTTAATAACATTGATGTTTCTCATTGATTGCATACCGGAACTGGGAAAGAATAAGTCGAGTGGTAGGTCGTGGCAAGCTGCGTCTGTCTGCCAGTCGGGACGGTAGATGTTCAACACAGTTTCCAAGGTTTCCAGCCGCATCCGCCACGATCAGCTATGTCGGAGTAGAGCAGGTAGGCAAACCTGAGGTTGAGGGTTGGGTCTGACATGGCTTCGGCAAACGGCATATTGAACACTTGCTCGACATATTTGGTATGGATTCGGTTGATTTGTGCGATGCCGTGGTCCGATCCGTTGAAACGGTCTGCTAGTTCGGGGTCGCTGGACATGGGTGTGATGTTGAGGCACCTTGTTTCTTTCCAAAGCAGCTGGCCTAGTTTTTGGAGTGTCTCAGTGTTGTTAGGCCAGCCAACCAAGATTGCTGTCGGGAACCATTCTTGACATTTGGTGTCAGGGTCAAACGGGGCGAGAGTTGTTACTGGTTGTGTTGTGGTGGTGCTAGTGGTTGTCGTGGCTGTAAGCGCCTCTGCGCGGTCCTGCAGTTGTTCGGGCGTCAACATCCCTAACGTCATCGTGGAGGGCGTAGGGACAATTTTAGGGGTCTCTGACGAGCCTTGAACGCCAGTCAACGCCCATAGAGCGCACAAGCCGTAGGTTAATAAGGCTAAAAATGCTGTTCGTTTTAAATTCATAGTTGATCCTTTGATAAGTCTGCTATCGATCTACGAATACTGAAAAATCCGTCTAGCAGAGGGTTTTTGTGCATTATTTCGCGAGCCATAAAAGCGCAATAATTGTTATTAAACTTGAACTCTGACGACGGGTCATTAGTTTTCGCGTATTCATATCGCAGAACTTCCACAAGGGCCTGCATACCGTAATGTTGATATCCGCGATCACGCAGCTCGTAACTCATCTTTGTTAAACGAGCAAGCACCCAAGGGTTTGCCTCTTTGAACGCTTCATATTTAAGCAGTTCGTCCGGAACGTCTAATTCCGTTAAAAGTGATAGTTGCATCTTTCCTCCTGAGTCGGGTTTCCGAGGTCGGGAGTAGGTTTACCGACCCGTAGGTCGTATGTCAAGTCATCTAGGCGATTAGGTTGGGGAAAACCTTAATGGCGTCTTGGACGCCTTGGGTCCATGTATCACCCGTAACGTATTGTAGGTGCCACGGTTCAAAGTTAGGGTTTTTGGGGTCTGAGACCGCCCAAGTAAACCCATATTTAAGTGCTTCACAAGTCAGGAATCCGTCACCTAGTAGCCAACGGCAGATTGGTGAACCCACTGTGCAGTTGGCGGCGTCTATCGCTAAACCCCAACCGTGGTCGCTGTTGCCTGGTGTCGCAGACGGGCTTTTACCTGGCTTCAAATAGTATTTTTTGCCTTGCCAAATACGGATTACCTGAGGCACACGGCCTAGGTCGGTAGTCGAGTAGCGGTCATTAAACATTGCTAACTGTTGGGCGTAAGTCCGATAGGCACCCGACTGGTTGAGTGTTAAACCAGCGAAGTAGGCGGCTAGTTGTAGGCAGTTCCAGGCGGTAGCAGCGTGTTGCTCTAGTTTGCCTGCAGGCTTTTGGATAGTCCGTAATACTGCTGGGACCACATAACCGTTTTTTTGCCCTGTCAGATCGGTTGGCATGATGATAGGCAAAACAGGGTAGGTGGTCATTAGAAATCGCCTTCGGGTTGCAACACTCGAATGGTAACTGTGCCGGTGGAAGTTACTGCCCACAAACCGTTTTGAGGTGGAAGGATCATCATTGTAATGACGTCTTTTTTGGTTACTAAACCTGTAGAGGTAGTGACTGCTGAACCGCCGATGTGGACATCGGTTCCGACTGGTTCTAGGTAAATGGTGCGGGTGGCGTTAGCGGTCTCACCAATAATTAGGGTTGGGCTTGTGGTGATAGTGATTAATGAAGCAATCATTTGATGTCTTTCTTGCGGATGATCGGCTCGACTGGTTTATTGCTAAGTGCGGCCATTCCGTTACCGACTGAGTAGCCGACAATCATTGTGATAATTGGTAACCCTTGGTCTTGCTCTATTGCGCCAACTGCTATAAGTACAGTCATGCAGATCAGGCCGACTAATGCGATAAGTGCTTTGCTTGGGTTAAACGTCATGCCCAAATCCAAACCCATAAACCGACAATGAGTCCCATAAGTACCGCCAAAGTTTTCATGCGACTTCGCCAATGTCCTCGACCAGTAGCCATGCTTTTAATGTTGCCGAACGGGTCGCGGTACCAGTACCGGCACTCGCTTGCACTGTTGCCACAAAGTTTTGTGTACCACCTATTGAACTTACGACAGTCGAGCAAATACCTGCGCCTGCATTACCCACAGTCACCATTGTGACGTTAGATACTTGTTGCAGGGTTCCAGTCAAATTTGTTAAGCGTAAGCGTAACTGGAATGTTCCAGCAACTGAACCTAACAGGTTAGGTTCGAAGTAAGTGACACGATAAAAGCGGCTCAATGTTGCTGTGAACGATGAACCTGTGATCTGTACTTCCTCAGCGGTAATCGTGTTGTCAGTTGCTGTCACTTCGTCGTATGCGACGATCCCACGGGGGAATTTGTTGCATTCTGCAGCGGTCAGAATTTCGCCAGCATAAAACGTGTCATTAGGAAAAATCGCCATGGGTTAGGGCCTTTCAGGGAATTCTACGGTTGGGGCTGGTGTCCATGTTGCGGGGAAGTCGCGCAACTGTTGGCGGTATTCGGCCCACACAAAGTAGTCGGCTGGTGAATCTGCGCCTTGCGTCCAATCACATTCGGCAAGCAGAAGGTCACGGGCTTCACGCATACGCTGCACCAGTATTTCATCGGTGGCTGTGGTTTCGTTGTCTGTTAAAAGGTTCATCATGCCGCCCTGTAATACGCATTGAATCGGAAACTATCGGTTGAAACCCAAGTAAACGGGACAGTCGTGTTCACGCTGATTCGTTGGGCATAAGTCGCATTTGTTAGTTCAACCATTAAACGCATTTCAGTAGCACTAGATGAGGTGACCCAACCGTAATTCACTAAAGTGCCTTGATCGGTGTATGAGGCTGTCCCATAAATATAGGCGGAAGAGTCGGAACCGCTCGCCAACATTCCCGCGTTCACATTAACAGGAGCACTCACAAATACAGGACCAGTGACCGACGAGGTAGAACCCAAAGTAACTTCGGCGTAATAATGCACAAAATTATTCACCCGACAATATGCGGAAGTGACAGTACCGTTGCCAATTGTTAAACCAGTAAAAGTAGGTGTGTACGCCGTATAGGTTCCTAGGACCGTGTTACCGATAGCGACCTTTGCTTCCAACGCCTCGACCGCATCGTTGATGTCGCTGTGCTGCTGAGAATGAGAAGGCGACGTCAACGCATTTGTAGCAGTCGGATTCGTGAAAGTATCCAAAGAAGTGGGGAAGTTAATAGCCATCGTTTACCATCCTAATCGTGAGGCAGTGTCATCTGCAGTTACGTCGTTATAAATCCAGCCGGCCTGATTGTAATCAATATCGCCTTGATCGTACACAATCCCGTCGCCACCCAACCGACCGTATATGTCGTCGTTCAACACAAAATATTGGTAATACTCAACGGGGGACAAATAGAGAGTAACTACCGTTCCGGATGGGTTGCCCGAAAAGTTATAACCCTCAATAATAGTGTTGACAACTCTTGTCGGCTGTCCTTGAGCCTGCCACTCAAGAGACAACATTAAAATTTTGAAATCGTAATCCTTAAAAAAATCGTTAAAAGCGTCAGCTGTGTTGCCAACATCGGAAAAAGTAACTTCGTAACGAAACGTAGTAGGGTCGCCCTGCATATTCGCCAACCAATAAGCAAGACCCAAAGCCTGAGTTGTTGTCGAGTCAACCGTAGAAATTGCGTAACCTGAAACACCGTACGCGGTTTGACTTGCGACATTGTCTGCCTGTTGTTCTGCAACCGTTTGAGGTTGGACTGTGACCTGATTATAGAAGTTGCTTCCAGCCTCTACCCTTTTGAAATCTCGGTAAGCAAGTGATGTTGAACTGACAGTGTCACGAGTCATTGCTACGGACATAGGCACATTAGAGATTTCATTTCTATTTATAAATTCTATTAATACCCTTCCCAACAACAGACCTTTTTCGGTTTGAACTAAAAGATTTAACCGGTCGAGTACCGTACCAGTGTAACTTGCAACGGCTGAAGCAATTGACTTACCAGTGGTACCTTGTATTGTCGGAATAGCAAAACCTGTAAAACTATTGTTTGTTTTTTCTGCTTGTGAAGTTGTGTCAGTTTCAATGTAACCCGTAAAGGTTTTCAGTTGAAATTTGCCTAATTGAGATAATGAATCTACACAATTAATTGTTGCCGTTGATAAACCTGTATCGCCCGGGTAATCGTTGAAGTCAATGTTTGAAACAACACCTTGAGCAATCGGGCGACCTTCTTCTGTTTCAATTTGAATTTGTAAACCTCTAGGAAAGTTTGCTATTTGATTTGAATCATTTTTAATTGTGATGTTAAAAATTCCGCCAGCGTAGTTATCGTTGTAATTTCTACGTCCAGTAAAACCGTTAAAAGACAAAACAATATTAGTGAAATCAATAGTAGGGCCGGGGCCATATCTAAACCCAATAGCGTTGAGTGGCATTATTGAACGCTCACAGGAAGTTTGCCTACGTTACGGTTGTACGCCTGTAACGCTCTAACTACTTCGTTAGGGTCAGCACCTTGGACATTGATTGTAATCGTGTTGCCACCCATTGCCCCGTTGGGTGTGATGTTCCCAGACGACGACGGTGTGAACAACTCAGGGCCGCGCTCGCCCACAAGATAAGAACCACCCGGTGCGACTGGACCGCCCGACGCTCGAGCGCCACGGAACCGCATCGCGTTCAATTCAGGCGTATAACCACCAGCCGTAATAACGTTAATCAGACCTAAAGCGCGCTCAAGTTCGCCAGTATCAACCAGCACTCGAATCTGATTCTTTTGCGAATCAGTCAACGCAATAGTTTCGGCAAGATCAAGAACCTTTAATTTGGCGTCAATTAATCCTTGCTCATATTCGCCTAAAGCACCTTTAGCACCGTTAAAAGCTTCAACGGCTTTTTCTTTGAGTTGGTCCAACATTGCTGTCGCGTCAAGGACCGCGCCTTCAAGTTTTAGTTCGTCTTTAAGGTCTTGGAAAGCTTTGTCGGTGTCGCTAGTTGCTTGCTCAAGATCAAGCATTTGTTGCTCAAGTTTGTATGTGTCATCCTTAGCGCCCTGCACATAGCTGGCGTAATAGCCACCATACATTTCGGCAAGGCGTTCAAACTCAAGTCGAGTGATCGCAGCCTCATTGCCCATAGCGGCCATTTCCTCAGTAGAGAAAACGTCCTCAACAACACCACCAGCACCACGCAAAGCCTCAGGCAGTTTTGCTAATAACTCAAGCAATTGGGCAACTTTAGGAATTAAACGCTCGCCAAGGTTAATAGCCATTTTCTCAAAAGAATCTTTGAGTTGGTCCATAGCGGCCCGATAGTTTTTGGCTTTTTGAACTTCCTCTTTGTCAATAATCTTTGAGTCATCAACACTGTCTAATGACGCTTTAAGATCATCGGCGCCCATCTCAATAAGTTCGGCCATGTCCTGCCAGCCTTTGCCAAGCAGCTGAGCGGCAACCTTGGCTTTCTCTGCAGGGTCCTTAATTGCTTTAATGCGGTCAATCGTGTTTAAAAATGTTTCGTTAACGTTTAACGATCCGTCATTCAAATAAACGAGGTCTACGCCAAGGTCACGAACCTTGTCAGGGTCAGCGCCAATCGTGCGATTAAGACGACCGATAGCACCTTCTAGTTTGTCTACTGGAACACCAATATCTCCAGCGGCTTCCATAAACTTGGAAGCATCCTCAACAGTTAAACCAGTGGCATCACTAAATTTGCCTGCAGCAATGGCTAGTTTTTGAAAGTCTCCAATTGCTTTAATAGCAAAAGTAGCAATGGCTGTTCCGGCCACAATTGCTAGGTTGCCTGCTTGCGCTTTAACACCATCAAAAGCAGCCTTAGACCCAGCCTTAAACTTGCCCATCGTTCCGTCAGCTTCAGCAATAGAAGCCTTGAACTTTCCGAACTGGCGTTGAGCCTCTTTAATTCCCTTATCTTGGAAATCGCTAATAATTGGTATTCGAATAGCCATTACAACACCAACGCTTTCGTTAACTGGCTGATCTGCTTCATAACCTCATCAACGGATTGTGCTAATTCGGCTTCAACTTTACCGGCATTGTTTTCATAGGCACGCCACATCACTCGAGGCTTATTACCCCAACCGTTTAGAGCATCAGCAAGACGGTTCGGATTGGTGCCAGCAAACTCCACAATGGAAGCAGCAGCGTCTTTGTTAACAATCGTCAAAACAGCATCGTTTTTCTTTGACAAAGACGTCTTAACAGAAATACCTCGCACAGCTGCGGTCTGAGAATACGGGAACAACCCTCTGCCACCAGGAGCCCAAGTCCGACTAATACCAGACGGCCAAGCGCCATTCTTTTTAGTTGGGTCGCCATACGGATACAAGTTCTTTGCCTCATCAATAACAGGTTTAAGAATCTTTTTAGCGTCCTTAAAAAACTGCTTTTGAACCTCGGGTTTAACTTTCTTGAGGGTTTTTAAGGTGGACTCAAGCCCATCAACAGATATTGACATGGTTCACCTCTCCTTTAAGATCGTGGCGACTGTCGAGAGGTCATCCGAGTCAAAGTCTATACCAGGTGGCCACCAGCCTGTTATAACTAAAAGTTGGGCTAAAGAGTGGCGGTGTGATCCGCTTTCGTAGGGTTTGTGGACGCAGTACTCACAATCTCAATTTCAACAAGTTTGTTAACAAACGAGTCAAATTCACTTGGGATTGACTGGCCGTGTTCGGTTTGGACTTTGGCTGAGTGCCATGCCATAAACGCCATGTCCTCCATACCAAAGTTGTCGGCAAGGTCAGACGTTTTCATTTTGAATTTGCGTTCCCATGCGACAAGCGTTGAAAGAGTTGTCGTAATTGTGGCGGGTCCGTAACCGATGTCAAATCGGATTGTTAACTTCATGTCGGGCTCATTTCTGTTGAGGTTTTAGATCAGGCTTCTGACCAGGCGAACGTGCCACCCATGAAAGTTACGGAGCAAGTTGTGAGGGCCCCGAGCGTATAGACGGGAGCCAAGGTTGGCAAGAAGCTGCCGGTCAAAGTTCCCATGGGGTTGGTTGCGCTGGTAGCGGCCGACGATCCTTTAATGGTGATCGAGGCAATGACAGTGCCAACAAGCGACTTCAAAGTTGCGTAGGTTTCCGAAGCGGCGGTTGACCAGTACAGGTCAAGCGTCAAAGAGTTGTTTTGCAAACCTGCAACATATGCAACGGCAGTTGAGCCGAAGGCATTTGCTTGTAATTCTTGGATTGTCTGCGTCAAGGTTGCGGCGGTGCATTGATCGGAGATATCCACGGCACCAATTGAGATGACTGGGTTTGAGAGATATGTAGAAGTTGCCATGACGGATCAATCCTTTGTGTTCTTGGTCGCGTCGGGCTTCGTCGCTAATTTAGCACCCTTAGACGGGTGGGTGTCGGAACGCTGAATGAACCCTCCAGCGAGCAACCATTCAATGTCGTCAGACGGTGACGCAATAAAAGCGGTACCGATCTCGCCGACTCGAATTGAACTAATGATGTAACGATCCATTGGTTTATCCGTTCTGTGCTTGCATTGGAATAATGAGTTCGTAACCGGCGTACTCTGCTCCGCCGACCGTAACGACTTTCGGGTTGGCTGACATGACCGCCACATTTTTTAGGATTAGAAATGACGTCAAGTTAAGCAGCTGACGCAAAGCGTCTAGGTTGCCTGGGCCGTTGCTAATAAGAGTGACAGGAAAAGTCATTTTAACGATGTTGTAATTGAACGACTCGATGGATGGAGCATCCACAAAAGCGCAAGGTGGAGCGATATTGCGAGGATCGTTAACCACCCTAAGGTTCGGAATAGTTTGCAGAGTACTGACCAGATCATCTAGCGCCTCGTTTAGAAAGT